GCCAACAGGGATGGGCGTGCTGACAAGCGTGAAGGTAGAGATGTCAGCCACAATAAGATGTTAAGTAAAGGTGGTAGTAACGCAGATGGCGTACGTGTAGAAAGCGCCAGTGTCAACCGCAGTCGCAACGGCAAGAAGCCTAAGCGTAAGTAGTCAAGGCCAAGGGAGTTATCCTATCTTCCTAGTAACACTTTCCCGTCAGTGTGGTCGAAGGCGGGGCTATTGTAAGGAACCTGTTTTTCTTAGAAGTTTAATCTTCGCGTGTGGCAAAACGTAGAGAAACAGGGCTGCAACATCGTTCCCGTCCGGTGATCCTGAAGGCGGGGCTAATTTAGTTTGCGTGTTGGGGATACCCCCTTCACGCCTTTTTGCATGGGAGTTAAAATGAAAGTTATAGATAACAAAGCATTACTTATGAGATTGCGTAATCCGGGTAGAGTTACCGATGTGATACCAAAGAGTAAGGAGTTATCAGGTAATCGTGTGGTTGTTAACTGGGGCGTAGACGAAGCTCACGTACTCAAGAACCTAAATATAAATGTACCTTCGCCCATTGAGGGTAAGTACAAATGGACGGGTAAGTACAAACCTTTTGAACATCAGAAGACTACAGCAGGATTTCTGACCTTAAACAAACGAGCGTTTTGTTTTAATGAACAAGGCACAGGCAAGACAGCCAGTGCTATCTGGGCAGCAGACTTCTTGATGAACCAAGGCAGAGTCAAACGTGCTTTAGTCATCTGCCCTTTATCTATTATGGACTCAGCGTGGCGTGAAGATTTGTTTAGCTTTGCCATGCACCGCAAGGTGGATATAGCCTACGGTTCAGCAAAGAAAAGAGCCGAGATAATTGGTGGAGATGCCGAGTTTGTCATAATAAATTATGACGGTGTAGAGATAGTGTCTGATGCCGTAGCCAACGGTGGGTTTGATCTGGTGATCGTAGACGAAGCAACTCACTATAAGAATGCTCAGACAAACCGATGGAAGACCCTTAACAAGCTACTTGGTTTTGACAAATGGCTCTGGATGATGACGGGTACACCTGCCGCACAAAGCCCTTTAGATGCGTACGGTTTGGCTAAACTTGTTAACCCGAAGTCCGTGCCACGGTTCTTTGGATCGTTCCGCGATCAAGTCATGTACAAAGTGACTAACTTCAAGTGGGTTCCTAAGCCCAGTGCTACGGAGACAGTCTTTGACGCACTACAACCAGCCATACGGTTTACCAAAGACGAGTGCCTTGACCTACCAGACATGGTGTATGTCACACGCGAAGTACCTTTAACCCGTCAGCAAGAGAAGTACTACAAAGAGTTAAAGAATCGTATGGTGATGGAGGCTGCGGAAGAGACAGTCACAGCAGCTACAGCAGCGGTCAACATGAGCAAGCTACTACAAATCTCCGGTGGTGCGGTGTATACCGACGACAATGAGGTAGTGGAGTTTGACATCAAGCACCGATATAAGGTGTTACGTGAAGTAATCGACGAGTCCAGCAAAAAAGTTCTTGTCTTTGTACCGTTCAAGCACACGATAGCCCTACTTACAGAAAAGCTACGTGCTGATGGTATACCTACAGAGGTTATCAGCGGTGCGGTAAAAGCTACTGAACGCACGCGAATATTCAAAGAGTTCCAAGAGACTAATACTCCGCAGGTTCTTGTTATCCAGCCACAGGCTGCGGCACACGGAGTAACTCTAACTGCGGCGAATACGATTGTATGGTGGGGGCCGACTAGTTCAGTAGAGACCTATGCACAGGCTAACGCTCGGATACACAGGGCAGGGCAAGACCATAAGTGTACTATTGTTCAGCTACAAGGATCTAACGTAGAAAAACGTGTATACGCATTACTTGATAACAAAATAGACACACATACAAAGATTATTGATTTATACAAGGAATTACTTGCATAAGGCATTATGTACCCTTATATTACCTTTCTCGGCAATGTAAGGAAAAGGATCATGGCTGATGTAAGCACCGTAAGCGGCGTACCACTACCGAAATTGACTGAGGTATACCTCAAGATCAAAGCTGAAAGGGAACGCCTGTCTACGGAATTTAGGGAAGCTGACGAAGAACTCGTTAGCAAACAAAACAAAATAAAAGGCGCACTGCTCGACTATTTGAAAGAGAACGACATCAAGAGTGTCAAGACAGATGCTGGTACGTTTTACCGTACGGTTAAGCAGAAGTACTGGACTAATGATTGGGAGAACATGCACAAGTTTATTCTTGAACATGAAGTACCAGAGTTCTTAGACAAACGACTTAATCAGAAGAACGTAAAGGAGTTCCTAGAAGAGCACCCAGACCTTCTTCCGAAGGGGTTAAACGTCGATGCAGAGTTTGCACTTACTATAAGGAAAGCGTGATGGAGCAATTAGTTCCGATTGAAGATGTCGCAAAGCATTTCAGCGTGTCATTATCTACGGCCCGTAAATGGGTACGAGATGGTGTTATACCTGAGAACATGTATGTCAAAGTAGGTAAGACGCATAGGTTTGCACTAGCACGGGTAGCTGAAGCTCTGTTACAGCAGGGGAGTACTGGAGTTGCAGAACCCACCGCAGTGTTAAACGAGTTTGACCCTACGGCGTTTGACCCTGATGCAGATGTTTGATGCGTCGAGTCAGCATACAGGGGAGTAGGTTTACTGGGTTAGATCAGGAAGTAGGTAGTACGTATATAGACGTAGTTATTGTGAACGCAGCGGCAGTATCGCGCTCGTACTATAAAGGTGACTACGACCCTAAAGCTAAACGGCTACCTACATGCTGGTCTAGTGATACCCAAAGACCCGCACCCGAAGTGCCGCCAGACCAGAGACAAAGTGCGCGTTGTATTGACTGCACTAATAACGTCCGAGGTTCTGGCAGTGGAGGAGGTAGGGCTTGTAGGTTTAGCCAGAGATTAGCAATTGTTGAAGAGCAAGCGTTAGACACTGTATATCAGTTACAAGTACCAGCCTCATCCATATTTGGTAAGGCCCAAGGTAGAAGCTCTATGCCTCTACAGGCTTACGCCAAGTTTTTAAGTGGGCATGGAACGCCCAGTGCAACAGTGGTGACGAGGATAAGTTTCGATACGGGTAGCCCTGTACCAAGACTCTTCTTCTACCCACAAAGACCTTTAGAAGAAAAGGAACTACAGAAAGTTAGGTTGATGGTGGATGACGATGAGACGTTAGCAGCGATTGCTTTCAACATTGCACCCCACAACAGAGGAGGTTCGCCCTTCTCTAAGACTGAAGGGTTCAACATAAATAGCCTAAGTTAAGGAGACCAACAATGGCTGATGAAAATATGTACTACACAATAGAAGGCGTAGAAGCCTTATACCCAAAACTAGATACTACTTACAAGTTTGACCAAAAAGCTGGTAAGAACGGTGCATCTGTAAAGTGTGACCCACTAGACGATGGTGCTGAGTATTCAATGTCTTTTGTTATGTCTGAGAAAGAAGCTAAAGACTTATACAAGGCAATGGCTGTGGCTTACTTGGCTAAGAAAGAAGGTAACTGGCCTGATAAATTTGCCCTACCGTTTAAGAAGAACGATGACGGTAACTTCATTGGTAAGTGTAAGTTGAAAGGTGCTTATGGCACTGATAAGACCACCCCACCACTGCAAGTTGACGCGCAGAACACTAAGCTGGCAGCGGATTTTCAGTTGACCAGCGGTAGTACCGTGAATCTTGCTTTCACTTTCGTGCCGTACAATATGCGGGACAACGGAGTTAGCTTACGTTTAAACGGCGTTCAGGTAACTAAATACAAGCCTATGGTTTCACGTTCGCCCTTCGGCGTTGTGGAGGGTGGTTTTGTAGTTCAAGAAGACAGCCCGTTTAGTGATACTACCAGTAGTGTCAGCAGCACCAGTGTCGAGTTAGATGATGATGACTCTGACGATATATTTGGCGATGAGCCAGATACCTCCGTAGTAGAGGAACCTAAGAAGGTCGTGAAAAAATCTGCCCCCGCACCCAAGGAAGATGGCACCGATCTGAGTTCTATTGTTGAAGGTTGGGATGACTAACCGCTAACAGTAACTCCACTATGGCTAGGTTTTACCGAAAAGGGTGCGCCGACACCCCTGCCATAGTGTCTTTCGGCATTGGGTGCAATTATGAATACAAGAGAATTTTTACGGTGGGTGCTACCCACTGAGGGTGTTTACGTCGCCCTACAATATAATTTAGCGTCGAGCGGAGTACAGCAAACATACTTTCACTCGATAGATGAACTAGCAGAAGCTACCGAGTATTACGACAGCAAAGGGCAGGACGTGTACTTTGCAATGAGTAACTTTGAGAAAGAAGGTACTCGCAAAGGTGAAGATGCCAAGCAGATTAAGTCGTTCTTTTTAGACTTAGATGTTGGCGAAGACAAGGTGGCTGAACGCAAAGGCTTTGCTACACAGGGAGAGGCGTTACACAGACTACAAGAGTTTCTAGTAGCGTTAAAACTACCAAAACCTCTTGTAGTTAACTCTGGGCGCGGGATACATGTCTACTGGGTCTTATCAGAATCTGTGCCAGTAGAGCAGTGGAAAGTAGTAGCTGACCAGTTTAAGCGTAAGTGCAAAGAGTTTGGGCTTGAGATAGACCCCGCAGTACCTGCTGATATAGCACGAGTGCTTCGCGTAGTAGGTGCACGCAACCACAAAACCAACCCCCCTGCGCCAGTAGAACTTATCGGTAAGAAGCCCGATACAGTTAACTTTGACTTCTTTGCCAGTAAACTGGGGATGGACACGATACCAGTTCCTACGAAACGTACAGGTATGGATGGGCCAGCAAGCCTACGTGACGCAATAATTCAGAACTATAAGTACAGCTTTAGAGATATATTGCTCAAGGCGCAGAACGGCACAGGGTGTGAGCAGTTAAGTCGTATATTTAACGGGCAAGCTGAAGCCTCAGAGCCTATGTGGAGAGCAGGGTTGTCTGTCGCCAAGTTTTGCGAAGACAGCGAGAAGGCAGCGCACAAGATCTCTGAGCAGCACGCCGAATACACCCCAGAGCTTACGCTCAAGAAACTAGACCTAATCAAAGGCCCGTACCGTTGTACAACATTCGACGAGAACGAAGGTGGTATATGCCCTAAGTGTCCGCATTGGGGTAAGATTAGTTCACCGATTGCGCTAGGGCGTAAGGTATCCGAGGCAGAGGTCAACGAAGACGGTACATATGCTGTTGAAGAAACACTAGAAACACTAGAAACAGTTGAAGGTACGCTACTGCTCGCTAGTGGTAACAAAGAACTTTCCTTAGAACACGTTATACCTGTTTACCCTCGCCCGTACTTTCGAGGAGCCAACGGCGGCGTGTACGTTAGGTACGTAAGTACAGATGGGGAAGTCGATGAACAGGTCATTTACCACAACGATCTGTACATAACACGACGGTTATTAGATATAGAGGCTGGCGAAGGCGTAGTCTGTAGGATACACCTACCGCAAGACGGTGTGCGGGAGTTTACAATGCCGCTTACATCCGTTACTTCACGAGAAGAGTTTAGAAAGCAGATGTCCATGCAGGGCGTTGCCGTTCCACGAATAGATGATTTGATGCAATATATGATTACATGGGTGAATGAGTTACAGGCAACTTCCACAGCAGATACAGCGCACCGCCAGTTTGGTTGGGTCGATGACGAGTGCAGTGCATTCATTGTTGGGGATAAAGAAGTACGATCTGACGAGATTCGGAATAACCCGCCGTCTACACCTACGGCTGCATTGATGTCTTACTTGAAACCGAAGGGTACGTTGGAAGCATGGAAGAAGATGGCTAATTTCTACGGGACGTTGCCAGAGTTAACCATGCACCAGTACGTTGTATGTACAGCGTTCGGCTCTCCGTTAATGAAGTTCTTGCCGCAAAACGCCTGTGCCTTACATATACACAGTAACATCTCAGGGTGTGGCAAGACAGCGGCGGTGCGTGTGGCTGCGTCAGTATGGGGTTATGAGAAAGCTCTTATGATTGAAGAACGCGACACCGATTCTATGAAGTTTAATCGTGCAGAGGTATTACATAATCTACCGTTTTACGTAGACGAACTAACCAACGAGAAGAGCGATAAGCTAAGTGATCTGGCGTATCAGTTGTCCTCTGGGCAGCAACGAGGGCGTATGTCAGGGGGGTCTAACCTTGAACGTGTTCGTGGGGAACCGTGGCAGTTATTGTCTGTGACTACAGGTAACTCCAGTGTCATCGAACGTATATCCATTGAAAAGCAGCAGCCCAAAGCAGAGGCCCAGCGGATGCTAGAGTGGAAAGCTCAACGAGTATTCAACAGCACTGATGACAAGAAGAAGACCGATGCGTTTGATGTAGCTATAACGGAGAACTACGGGCACGCGGGGATCATCTACATACAGTACGTTATACAGAACCTAGAAAAAGTTAAGCGGATAGTATTTGAAAACCAGCGGCTAATAGATGAAGCGGCGGGGCTTACTTCTGAAAACCGCTTCTGGTCAGCCGGTGCAGCTACCACACTGTCTGGTGCGTTTATCGCTAAAGAACTAGGGTTAATTGATTACGATCTGAAGGCGTTGTTCGCGTGGACTGTTAAGCTACTCAAGATAAACTTGCAGTCGGTAAGTGATATGGGCGTGTCAGTAGAGCAGACTCTTAATGACTATATGACTGAGAACTACAACAACATCCTGATGATTAAGAGCACAGACGATCTACGTGGTGAGTCTGGTAACGGTCTGGACACGATTGTTATACCGGATGCTCTGCCTCGCGGAAGGTTAGTAGCACGGTATGAAACGGATACTAAGAAGGCTTACCTTGTACCTAAACCTTTGAAGGCTTGGTGTGCCGCGCAGCAGATAAACTACAGCGCGTTTGTAGATGGTCTGATTAAGAACTTAGGTGGTAAACGTGGGTCTATACGGTTAGGTAAAGGTACGCACCTAGAGTTACCGAGTAGCAGGGTCATAATAGTAAATTGTAAGACGTTTGATAAAGAAGGCGAAGAGGATAAGGCAGTAGATGAGTAAGGATTTTTTAAATGCTATAAAAGCTCAGGATAAAGCATTGAAGATGGGTGAAGAACGAGGTAAACGTGCGTACGCGGACGAACCAAATATAACACCAATACCTCGTGTAGAGCGCGGCAAATTCAAACGTAGTATACCCGACGAAGAAATTATGGCGGTGTTAAAAGCTCAGAAGC